CAGCCCCAAAGCAATAGCAGCAAAGAACGACTGCACCACACCGGTGGCTGCGGTGAACGCGATGCGGATAGCGTACACCCCGTCGCTGATGGTGCCCAGGGTGATGCTCACACCCTGCAGAATGCTGGTCAGGAAGCTGACATGATCCCCGGCGTCGCTGAACCCGGTGAACGCGCTGACCACACCCGTGATCAGTTGCATCATGGAGTCCAACGCTCCGGAGGCGTCCGCCACCGCGCTGAACAAGGTGGTGAACACCTGCTCAACGATGCTGTACAGGTTGTCGAATGCCGCCTTGACCGCGTCCACCGTGCGCGGGTCCAAGTCCTGCAACTTGGCGTGTACCGTGCTGATGGCGTCCGTCAAGTCCTTGAACACGCGCACCGCGCTGTCTGCCACCCCGCCGTTGCCCAAGTCGTTCAACAGACCCTTGAATTCATTACGCAACAGGTTGATACGACCCTGGAGCGTTTCTGCGTTCTTGGCCGCGTCTGCCGCAAACGCCTTTTGCAACGCTGGGCCAAACGCTGCCAGGAACTCCTCGGCGTCCAGGCCGTTCTCAACCAGTTGGTTGAGGCGCTGCACCGTCACACCCATGCTGTCAGCGGCAATCTTCATTGCGGGAGGTAGGCGTTCGCCCAACTGGCCGCGCAACTCTTCCATGCTGACCTTGCCCTTGCCGGCAATCTGGCTCAAAGCCAAGAACACCCCGTTGGCGTCCGCTACGCTCAAGCCCATGGTGGCAGCCGCTTGGCTCACCCCGAGGAAAATGTCCCGCGTGCCCTTGCCTTCCAGTGTAGTACCCTTGGTGGCAGCCGCCAACTTGGCGTAGCCTTCCGCCGCACTCAACAAGTCCAAACCGAGGCTGTTGGCCGTCTTCTTGACGAACTCAAACTCCTCACCCGCCCGTTGCGCGTTGCCTACCGCGTACTCCAACTGCTTGTTGACAGACTGAAACTGAATGGTGGTGTCTACAATCGCCTTCAAGCCCTGAGCTACCGCGGCCAAGCCAGCGGTGACACCCGCCAAGCCCAGCAAGGAAGACCCCATGTCGCGAATGCTGGTGGCCGCACCTTCAGCGAATGGGCCCACACCCCTCAGTTCATTCTTGAGCGCAGCAACCCGCGCTTCTGCCGCCTTGGTGACACGGTTGACTTCCTCAGCGGGTGCTCCGGCCTTGCTCTTGAACTCGCTGAGTTGTTGAGTGATCTGGGCTATCTCTTGGCGTAGCGTGCCGCCTGTCTTGATGTTGAGAGAGTCGTAAATGGCCTTGCCAGCAGACTTGGCCTTGTCAGAAGCCTCCTGCGTAGCGGTAGCTGCACGCCCCATAGCTGCTGAGGCTGAGGCTTGAAACCGTTGATAGGACACCCCGGCATCACCCACTTCCCGCACAAGCCCCGACACCTTCTTGCGTGCGTTCTCAATGTCAGTGGGGGTAGCCTTGGCCGTGGTCAACGCTTGCAACTCTGCGCGTGCCTGAGTCAGTTCGGCCTTGAGCTCACTCATGGCCTGTTTGCCCGCCGTACCTACCCGCTTCAACTCGTTGGCGCTCAGAGTGGCTCCGCCCTTCAGGCTGTCCAACTCCTTGGTGGTGGACTTCAAAGCCTCCGTGATGGCGCGTGCGTCACCGGCTTGGAACACTTTCTTCAAGTCCACAGCGGCTGCTGCTGTGGCAGACGACAAATCAGCGGAGTCCTTCTTGACAGAAGCGGTTGCTGCGGTGTAGGTGGTCTTGGCCTGGTTCATGGCCGTGTTGAAAGCGGCTGTGACCGCCTCCAGCACTACAGAGAATTTCATGTTACCGTTCGCCACGACTCAACTCCTTCCACACTTCATCAAACCGCTTGTTGTCGTCAGCCGCCGCAACCCGCACCACAGTGGCCAACACCTTGAACATCCGCGACTCCTCCCTCGTCACTGCCCGGATGAAGCCGTGGAAGGCGCCATAGCCGTAATTGAGGACATCATCGACTCGATGCCCTGCGGCGACAAGCCGTTGGACAGAATCGTACCAATTGTGCTCACGCCCTTTGCGAACCGAATCAGTGCCGGGGCTAGGGCGCGGACGAAAAAATCGCCGTTCACTTCCACTACCTTGGCGGCCACCGCAAAGAACTCATCAGGGCGCAGCTTCTCGTAGAATTCCACGTTGGCGTTGGTCACGAGGGCAGCCGCCTTCATGAACGCTGGGCCATTCTCAGCCAGCACCTTGAACAACGCAAAATCGTCCTGGGGAGCGTCCGGCTTGGCTGCCAGTTCACCGGCCTCGTCAAACGCGCTGAGGAACGGGGAGCAAGCCGCAGCAAACTCCCGCAGGTTCTTCATGGTCACTTCGCGCACGACAATCTCGTGCCCGCGTACCGTCAAACGGGCTTCAAAACCGCCCATCTGCTCAAGTTGCTTGTCTTGTTCCATTTTGTTTATCTCCAAAAACGACCTGGCGCAGTTACCCACGCCAGGTCGTCTAGCTGGCGTGTGCGTTGATTACAGGTACACCAGACGACCGAAGCGGCCAAACACGAGGTCATCGGGCTTGGTGGGGTCGACCAGAGCGTTGCCTTCCAGTTGGAACTTGCCCAAGTCATTGGAGATGAGCCCCAAGTCCTTGGTGGGGTCAAGCGCCACGCGGTAGATTTCAGCCAACACCTTCTTGTTGTTGTCAGCCGTGTTCACGCCTTCAAAGCGGATGGTGACTTCAGCAATCGGCTGGGTGAAGAAGGCGATGTTGTCCACAGACGCGAAGCTGTACTCGGCCTTGAGGGGCAGGGTGTAACCGGTCACGTCCAGGGTGGTCACCGTGCCAAAGTCCGCGTCCACCGTGTAGTCGGCGGAGTCAACCGTGACGGGCGCACCGCTGCTGTCCTTGATGACCACAGCGCTGACCTTCTGGTGCTTGAGCGCCCAGATGGAGCCCGCAACCAGCGCAGCAGGAGACGTGTCAGGCGCAACCGCAGTCACCGTGCCAGAGGCAATGGTGTTGGTTTTGCCGCGCACTGCCAGAGCCAAGTTTTCCTTGCTCCAGTCATCCAACTCAGCCGATACCTTGGCCTTGTTTTCAGTGGTGATCACCTTGTCCAGCAGACGCTGGCCGGTGTAGCTTTCCTTGTGTTCGATTTTGTTAGTGTCGAACGAGGGCTTGAAGTCAGGCACGTCGCCCACCCAGCGGAATTCGCCAGGCAGACCGTTGACCAACGGAGCCACAAACACTTTGCCTTGTCCAGAGAAGTACATGACTTGGGTTTCCTTTCAGGTAATGATACGACCTTCAAACATGAAGGGGAAATAGGCGAAAGACGAGGAGTACCCCGCTGCCGGGCCACTCACACGACCCAAAGGCCGCATCCACGTCACAGGAGCCCATCCCTGCAACGACCGGAGCACTTTCGGGATCAACTCACCCGCAAGCGTTCTGATTTCGGTTGTGTTCTGAAGCTGCGCCTTGGGTGTGCGCACCGCCAACACAATCAACCAGCGTTGGTCGATAGTGCGCCGGGTTCCAGAACCGGCCTCATTGCCGCTCACCGCGTCACCGCCATAAATGACGTGGACAGCCGGGGAGGGCTGAGATGACTCCACCATGTCCCCAATGCTGAACGGAGTCAGCACTGACTTGAGCTCAGGCATCTCTTGTTGCAGACGCGCCACAATGGACTCTTCCGCTTCAAAGTAATTGGTGATGAGTTCGTTCATGGCCTCTGCTGACCGCGCAAACCCTTGGAGTCCATCAGGCGGTCAAGTTTGCGGTTCATCTCTAATTGGAGTTCACGGCTGTCCCGCATCTGCACCTCCACCACCGCCATACGCTCAGCAATCTTGGCGGCTTCTTGAGCCACCAACCGGCGCTCGTGATCTTGAACTGAGTGCTGCAGGTCGGACAACCACCACACGCCAGCAATACCTTGCACCACGATAGCGAAGATGACAGCCACAGGAATGTGTTTGTCAAGTTTCCAGCAGTTGTCGTCTTGTTCTGCCATATCTTCGGTTCCTTTAGTCGAGTTTGAATTCTTGTCAATACGCTGGAGCTTCTCGACATTGCACGTTTACACCAAGTTGCCATCACTGTACCTTCAAGAAGTTGCCGATGATGTCTACCACCATCTGTTCATCGTCACTGTCCAACCCCAAGAACGGACGCGCCGGTATGGTCACTTCCTTTTTCTTGGCCCACCCGCCCCCGGGAACCCGGAACGTCAGATACGGCGCAGCAGAAGCCCGAATAGTGTCACCGAAGTGCATTGTGGCAGCGTAGGGTACATTTGTCCCGTACTCCACGCCCTCGGACAGAACTGCGTGCGTCAAGGACGCCAGCAAAGTGCCGGTGTCCCGTAGCGTGTCGCCACCTTGGTTGATAGCCCGCAGGCTAGGCTGCCAAGGTGTACCGTCGGGGGCCACTTGATCAGAGAACCGCAACCGCGCATTCTCCACCAAGTTGACACCGATTTCATTCAGCAATGCGGTCTTGTCATCCCTGTCAAGCGCGAGCTTGCTCAAGGCTGACAGCACGGCACTGTCATCACCGACTGTGATGCGGACTCCGATGCTCATCGCAGACTCACTCCCCAACCGTCAACCTTTGCGGGGTTGACCATTTTGCCCAACGTGTCATCGCTGAACGCTCCGCCCGAGTAGTGGGCGCTCACTGGTGTAGCTGGCCTGGTGAGTTCTTCCGTCTGAGCAGGAGTCAAGGCCTGGTCAAACGTGAGCAACACCTTGCCAACTGCCAACTGCTCCAACCACTTGACTGTCCGTTCGTACCGATACTTGACCTCCTCAGTGGGGCGGTCTTTGTACAGACGGAATCGTGCAACGTCGCACACGGCGCGGGACAAAGGGGCTGGAACAGAAGGCAGCGGCAAGCCGTAGCGCACAGCCACGTAGCTGTTCACTTCCTCTGTGGCGTCCTCCAGGGCTTCCTGTGACACAGCCGCACTGGGTGCCCCGGTGTTATCCGGGTCTTCAAGCGAAGCAATCTCTTGCTCCCCAAAGCGTTTCACCAAATCAGCGCGGACTGCGTACATGGAAGGCTCCTATCAGGCCACGAGTTCAACGATGGTGGCAGGGCGGTTCACCAACGGCAGCTGGTTGGACTGGGCGTGCAGGTCGATGCCACGGTTGAAGTCCTTGTTCTGCTGCCGCGCATAGTACGGCAGAGCCAAGGTGTTGACCGTTTCAACGAAGTCTGCAGGCGCACCGAAGTTGCTGAAGGTTTCGTTGGTGCCGATGGGGAAGGCGTGACCTTCACCGGAGTCGATAAAGCGGTTGCCGTCCACCACGCCACGGTACTCTTCAAACGTCAGGCCACCGAAGCTGAAGCCCTTGCGCATGTCACCGCCAATGCGTTGTGCGGCTTCTGCATAGTTGGCGTAGGCTTCCTTGACCTTGGGGTGAGCCACCAGGCCGTCGAAGAACTCAGCCGACACCAGGCAGTGAACGCGCTGCATCACTTCGCCGTGCAGGTTGTCTTCAATGTGACGCACAACTTCCATGCACTTGGCGCGGACGTCAGTGGCTGCATTGGACAGGGCGAAGGTGACGGTCTTCTTGGTGACGCCGAAGGCCGCAAAGTAGTCTTCGATGACAGAACCGTCAGCGTCCAGGACGATGCCCTTCAGCGCGGTCATCTTGCGCCATTCAAGCGTCTGGTCAATCTTGTTCTTCATGGTCTGGAGTTTTTCGTTGACCTTGGTGGCAACGGTTTCCAGGGTGTTTTCAGAACCGAATTGACGGATGCCAATCACGTCCGCAGCCAGGACGGTGTCCTCCAGCGGCATGTGCGGAATGTTGAACGAGCGCACGTTGCGCTTGCCCACCTTGTTCTTCGGCGCGGGGCCCCCCCAGGGAGTGGTGGGCACGAGCGTCAGAACGCCATTTTGCATTTCGATGGTGACGGTCTTGACGGACTGTGCGCGGAATGCGAACAAGCCCAGTTCATTGACGCGGCCATACATGTTGGGAAGGACGTTGATAGCTTGGCTCAACTGAGTCAGGCTGAAACCGTCCTTGAACGGGTCTATCATCATGATGCGGGTTTCCTTTCAGGTGGTGTTGTGGTTAGGCTTCAGCCGAAGCGATGATGCCCGCGGCCTTCAAGTCCGCCATGGCAGCGTCTTTGTCAGCTTGGAGCAGCCCGGTCTTCCACACCAGGCCGCTGGGTGCGACTTTGGCGTGACGGGCGATGATCACGCCCTTGACGGTGGCAGCGCCGGTGATGACTTCTTCAGCCATGATACCGACGACAACACCGCCATCCGGGCCGGTGTTGTCGTATTCAACGACCTCAGTGCCGGCAGCGTTCAAGCCGACAACAGCACCACACTTGAGGGTTTGGTTGGCGGCCACGGTGACAACGTCACGCGAGTAGCGGCCAATCTCATCCTCTTCATACAGGAGCCAGTCACTGGCGCGACCCGGCTCGTTCTTGACAGCGGAGACCATAATGTCTTTCCTTTCGTCTATGGGTTAAGGGACAGCGGGTCAGGCTCGCTTGCTGAATTGTGCTGCGCGCTTTTCAGCGTCAGCCATCAGCGGGTTGCTTGCGGGTGCAGTGGTCTGCGCGGGTGCGCTGCCACCGTTGGCCTGGTGTTGGAACAACGCAGCGGTCTGCGGAGCGGAGGCACCGCCAGCAGGCTTCTTGAACTGTTCACGCATCACCTTGGCCGTGGCGTCAAACGCTTCCTGCGGCATGGCGCTGAACGCCTTCGCTTCTGCGTCGTCTGCCTTGTATTCGCGACCGATGTCGGTGAACAGTTGCTGAACAGCAGCAGCACGGGCTTCAGAACTGAATTTGGTCAGCTTGTCGGTGGCATCCGTAAGTTGCTTGCTCAGGTCGTCCTTGCTGGCTTGGAGCGATTTGTTCTCGGCTTCCAGCGCAGCAACGCGATCTTGAAGTTGCTTCAAGTCCATTGCGCTTTCTCCTTGTGAAGAGGGTGAAGTATCACCGCCTCGCGACATTGCTGCGGCGGAAGTATTCGAATCCCATCCGGTGGCCGTGAAGCTCACCTCGACGATTTTCGAATTTTTGAACACAGTGATTGGGCCAGCAAAGGTGTGCCCGTTGACCACTGTGTTGGAGCCCTGGAGCACTTCTTCAATGCTGCCGGGTTCAATGTGGACGCTCATCTGCCACGGGAAGCCTTCGTCTGACTCCTCCGCCACTGATGTGCCGTGTTCGTTGCTGAGCAGGTTGCCGCTCACCGTGAGCCCCACCTCGTTGCTGATGCTGGAGGCGGTCACGTAGCCGCACCGTTGAGACCGACTGTGGTCAATCAACGCGGGCAGTTTGTCCGGTACGCTCAGGGTGGTCAGGTCGAACACCACGCTGCCCCAGTACCAATGACCAGTGATGACGTCGCCCGAGTACGCCACGCCGCTGAACTTGCGCTGGCGCTTTTCGCCCGTGCCGTCCATGCTGAACTTTGCTTGGGCTGTGAGCGAGAACTGCCGGTTTTCGGCGTTCAGTTCTCGCTTGGTGGCATCTGCCATGGTTGAAACTCCTAAATGTCGGTCTGTCGTTCGTTGCTGGCGCTTATAACTGAAGGCCGGAGCAAAGTAAAGCCGAAGTTGCTATTTAGAGCAAATTTAGCCCTTACCCACCCCGCCCTGCAGCCTTTTGCTCAATAAGTGCACCGCTCTGCTCTCTGCTGCTCAGGCTTTGCGCTTAGGAGCACCGCTCAGGTCACTCCCGGCCTCATCTGCCTGCTCTTTGACCTTGGCCTTGGCCTGCTGAATGGCCTTCTTCAGCTGAGGCTGCTCGCCCTCCAAGTCCTCACCGAAGGCGTCCAAGCCCTGACGCACCCCCGCGCCGTAGTCCTCGCCGGGGTTCCAGTCCCAGCCTTCATCCGGGTCAACCTCCGGGGCTACGGGCGTGACCCCGCGCTTCTGGGCTTGCTTCTCTGTCAGGCTAATCACCGTGCACCGGCAACGGTAGCCGGAAGGCGGGTAGTGCGTCTTCCACCAAGGGTCATCGTGGTGGAGCACAGTGTTGTCCATGACCAAGTGGGAAGGGCGTGTGCGGCTGTCGTTGATGGCGTCATACATCAGATAGGGTCGGCTCGAGCTCACTGTCTTCTGCTGTTGCCAACGCCCCCGGTTGTACGCCACCTGCATGTTGGTACGGAAGATGTTGTCCAGCCGGTGCGCTGGCAGGTCAACGCTGGTGCTGCCGGACTTCACAGCCTTCTGAAAGTCCTTGAGCGTCTTGCCATTGCGCAGAGCGTCGGCCACCAAGTCAATCACGAACTTGATCTGCTCCAGGCTGGCCAACCCAGCAATGCTGACGGACTGGCTGCGCTGCATGCCCACCAGCTTGCCATAGTACTCGTCCGGCAGCACCACGTTCCGGCTCTCCGCGTACTCAATGGCTTCAATGAAGCTGAGTGCGGTGGCCATGTTACACCTTGCCTTCTGCGTGGACGTAACCCAGCACGTCAGCAGCGTAGAGGGCGTGCTCCAACGTCACCGTGAATTGCTCTGTGCTGACCTTGTCACCCATGAGAGCGAACAAGCGGTCAGCCAAGTCCTCTGAGGACGTGGCAGCCAGCACCGCAGAACGAACCTGCGCTGGGTCCAGGGGCAACCCACCCTCACCCAAGGATGCGTCGGCCTGGTCTTCAATCAGCTGTTGCTGCTGAGTGAACCGCGTGCCGGAGCCGTGCTTTGTAAAAAGGTGAGGAGGCGTCTGAGCAGCCTTGGCTCCGGTGCCAGAGTTCGGTGTAGCATTGGCATCGCCGGTCTGACCGGGATTAGCTTCACCGCCACCTTGAGGCTCGGCTGGAGGTAAGCCGGCAACCGGGTCTTCGCTGCTCAGCGTGAAGTCCTCCTCACGTAAATCGTAGTTGTCTTGAAAGTAACCTTTCTCAAACCGCACACCCACCGCGTACAGGTCTTTGTCACGCGTGGCGCGTTCCTTCTCCAGACCCACCTCGTCAGCAAACACCACCTCGTGCTTGACCCACCCGTTGAGCTCACACAAGGCGTCCACAATCTTCTGCATTGTCGGCCTCACCAGCATGATGTCGCTGTTGCGCTTGTCCATCCGTACCGCGTCGTGCACTTGGCCCAGAGCACGGTTGCCGCTACCGCCATCAGTGCCGGAGGTCAACGTCTGACCCAGCACCACCTTCTGAATGCGGCGGATGACACTATTCTCAAACATCTCAAACGACTGACCGCTGTTGCCTGCAGGTACGCCCACGGCTTCCACGCTGTCCTCTTTGTCGATGCCAATCACCGCTTGGCTGTGAGCCAGGAGCAGTGCCTTGACCATCTCCTTGGGGTCACCGGACTTGCCCACCAAGAGCGGAGCCCCAAAGCGTTCAAGGAACTTGCCCCAGAACTTCCAGCCGTTGTTGCGGAAGTACCAAGCCCAGTAGAGCCTGCTCAGCAACGCCTCCCCGTAGGGCTGCATGTACGTCGGGCGTGCGCGTGTCAAGAAGAACTTGTAGCGTTGGTCGACCTCAATGCCTACGCCGCCGCCCGAACCGTCATCAGGGAAGTACATGAGCCGCCCGTCGGGCTTGGGCTCAAACCAGCTGAAGGGCTTTTCACCGAGGTACTTGACGCCAATGACTCCGTCCTCGCGTCGGTAGTACACCGCCTCCATCACGCTGTACCCGTAGAGCCGAGCCTGCCAAGCGCCACTCGCTGCGTCCTGAAGTACCGGGGCAAGCACGTCCATGATCAACTTGCCTTGTGTGGACTCGCTAGGCTCTACCCGCAGGGGCGTGGCCAGCATGGCGTCCAAGCGGGTCTCACACGCCTGAGCAATCTCATCATCGTACATCAAGGTGCGTAGGCGGTCACGCCGAATACCGGCCTGCTTCAGCACCTCGTCCAAGTCGGGAATCTTGGTGAGCAGACGCACCAGCTGAGTGGTGGCCTCCTCTTCATACAGCGCCACCTGTGCGCCGGGGTTGGAACCGTCGTTCACCGTGCCCGTGGCAGAAGGGCGGGAGAACAGGCGGGTAAAGAAGTTTCGGTTGCTCATACAATGCTCCTAGTTGAAAGTGCGGCCACCACCTGTGTAGGGTGCAACCGAAGGTCGTTTGAAATTCTCACGCGTGGTGTACCAGTTCACGCCCTGAGTCCATGCGTCCACGTCGTCATCGTTCTTGACGCCAGGGAACCGGGCAAACAGGTCAACAAAGTCGTTGACCCACTCACATCCCTTCAGCGTGGGGCTGGGCAGGAAGAAGTTGCCTGCCTCGTGCTGCGGCTGTACAGCGTTGGCCCGAGCTACCTTGCCCCCCTGAGGGCTGATAGGCGTCAGGCCGGGTACGTCGTCTTCCAGTGCGTCCAGTACCGCTGGACCATTGGCTTTGTCCTCAATCAGCACGGCAATTGTCTTGCGCGTGAAGGGTGAGCGGGCGTGTTCGTTCAGGATGCGTGTCTTGGTGGCGCTGAACCCCATGCGCTCACATACTCGGGCCAGCAGGTACTTGTTGGCACCCTTCCGCCCAATGCAGTGCCCAGCCACGAAGTCCGTACCCGTGCCGTCCTTGAACGTGCAGTCCCAACTCCACACTATCTCCTCCATGTCGGCTGCCATCTGCTCAGGTGGAACGTGATAGAACTGCCAGTCCTTCACCTTGAATATCGACCCCTCACGGCTGGAGGGGTTCTGCTGCAGCTGTGCGTTGGTGTGGTACTTACCCAAGCGGTCTTCCATCTCCCGCACCGTGGCGTCGTCCAGGCGCTCAGGTGCCATGAGCTCACCTTCCACCTTCCGTGGGTCTTGGAACCCCAGTGACGTGGTCTTCCGCAGGGCTGGATCATACCGCATGGGCAGCACCAAGTGCTCCCAGCCCGTCTCATTGGCCAGGATGTACCCGGTCAAGTCCTCCACGTGGAGGCGCTGGTGCACCACGATGATGGCGTCTTCCTTGGGATTGTTCAGGCGCGTGGACGCTGTACCCTTCCACCACTCAATGGACTGAGCGCGGGCAACCTCAGAATCGGCCTCGAGTGCGCTCACAGGGTCGTCAATGACGATGCGGTTGCCCCCGAAGCCCGTACCCGCCGCATCCGTAGCGGTCACCACCCGGCTACCCTTCCGGTTGTTCTCATACCGGGTCTTCACGTTCTGGTCCGTCGTCATGCGGAACCTGGTGCCCCAAGCTGCTTGGTACGCGGGTGACTCCATGATGCGCCGGGAGTCCACAGCATCGCGGGTGGCCACGTCCTTGGCGTAGGAGGCGGTGAGATACTGAAGGTGGGGCTTCGCCAGCCACTCCCACGCAGGAAACGCCTGTGAGATGATAGTGGACTTCAACATCCGGAAGGGAATGTTGATCACCAGCCGCTTGATTTCACCCCGACTCAGCGCCTCCAGGTGCTCGCATATGGCGTGCACGTGCCAGTTGTCCACAAAGGGCGTGCACGGTTGTAACACCGGCCAAGCGTAGTCCCGCAGGAAGCGCCAGAGCGAGCGTTCGGCCTGTACAGCCTTCACCGCTTCCATCCGCGCCCTGAGCTCTCCTGGTGTCATTGCGTAGCTCCCAACAACTTGGCGGCCTGAGCGTACAGTGCTTCCAGGCGGTCCAAGTCCTTCTGAGGTAGAGCCGCCACGTCCTGAATGCCAATGGGTGCTGCGCCCTCAACGCCTTGGATGGCCACCTTCTTCGGCGTGAAGTACGGAGCCGCCTTGTTGGCAGCGTCTAGTCGGGTGTGGAGCGGCAAGCGCGGGTCTAGCGCTACTGCTTTGAGTAGGTCAGCTGGTTGGGACACCCCGCCCCCGTTGAGAGCCTCGCTGAAGCGTTCTTGATCCTTGGTGTGCAAAGCCTTGAAGCTGAGAGCCACGTTGTGTTCGTCCACCAAGGTGCCCGCCTTGTTGCGGAAGACGCCTGGAATGTCGGTGGGCGTGAGCTTGACCTTTCGGGGCGTGATGTTGCGGGTAGCCATTTGTCGTTTCTCCGGTATGACTTCTATGTGCGCGCAGCTTATACCTTAGATGCTGAGTGGCCGTCAAGCCGATATTGACGGAGACGTTGGGCCGCAGCGGGGACGAGCTTCACATCTGCGTGTTTGCGTGAACCGGATACCCGCGCACGCTTTCATATCCGGTTGTGCTTTTTAACGCAATTGCGTTATTCTCTTATTGTGTATTTACACAGAGGTAGAGCCTCCCAGAAACTTTCCTGCCGTGTGTGTCAAAAGCGGGTATCAAGCCCCAGATGGTACTTCGCGTGGCAGCTTTGAATCGTAACTTCACATTTTCAAAAAACATGAAGCGCCGTAAGTGGTGATCTCTACAACAAAAACACCTTGTAGGACTTTCAGTTACAGATACTACCTTACCCAATTAATATCAAGTCAATAAAGAAGTAATGATTGGGATGCAGGAGTAGCGTCCCAACTTTTTGAAGTTTGTGAAGCTGTTCTCTTCCATCGTCCAGCACTCGGGTTCGGGTTAGTGTCCGTCCCTCCAATAGCGCCAATAAATACAGCACTTAGACACGGACCACCGGAGAACCGGAGACACGGAGCACACGCAGAATCTCAAACCCGAGCTTCACAATTCAACCTAGCAGATTGCAAGTTCGCGGTATTTAGGGCACAACTTCTACCGCACGGAGAACCTACCTCACGCAGAAACGCACACGCTTAACCCACGCTTGATCCCTATGAATAAAGGCAGTATGATACCGCACTTTCAACCCCGTAACTTGGAGGCGTACTCATGGCTCACCCGGCAACGCAGCTGTTGCACCCGACCTTCCAGAACACAAAACAAGCTGCAGATGAAATGGCCCTACTTCACGCCGACCTACTATCCACGTTCACCTACACCCCGGATGAAGGATGCTTCCGGTGGAAGGTACGCCCTAGCCCCCGCACTTCAATTGGCAGAATAGCCGGGTCAGCTACCAAGCAAGGCAACGGCACCTCTATACCTTGGCACGGTAAGTCTTGGTCAGAGGCTCAACTGGCAGTGTTCTACATGACTGGGAAGCTGCCGTTGGGCAAGGTGAGCCGCTACGACGGAGTGACGGCAGTAAGCCGGTTTGAGAGCCTGCTATATACGCTCCCGGACGGAAGGCGCTTTCAAGGCAGCAAGGAGATTACACCCCATGAATAACATAGCCTTGACGCACTCAACAGCGGTAGCCTATACTACACGGGCTTTGCGGAGCGGTCACCGAGTTACGGCGGCTGTTCCTACCTGGTGCGTTCTGTCGGCTCCTGCCAGTGGGGCGACCGCTACCGCAAAGCACCCACCTCGTAGCTGGGGAGGGGCCGTATGACAGCCTCCGCCAAGAAGACCAAGAATGGAGGAGCGCTCACCCGTGAGGACGTCCACCAACGCATGTTGGACAAGCTAGGACAATCCGCTCTGGACGAGGAGGACGCTCGGCTGATGAAGCTAGAGCCGCTCACAGGTATGGGCATGAGGTCACTCAAGCTGCCCGAATTCCCCGCTTTCAAAATCCCCTACTTCACCTTGCAAGGCAAGGTTGATAAGTTCTTCCGTGCCCGGTACGTGGTCAGCACCCTGAAAGGGTTTGACGCGGTGGCCGGCAAAAAGCCCCTCCGGTATGTTCAACCCGCCAAGAGCAAGTCCGGAGTGTACTTGCCCCCGTTTGTGGACTGGGTTGAAATGGCCGCTGACGCCACTCAGCCCTTGGTCATCACAGAAGGCGAGTTGAAGGCCGCATGCGCTACCAAGTACGGGTTCCCCACCCTAGGGCTAGGCGGTGTGTACAGCTTTCAGAGCAACGCTCACAACCACATGCTGATACCCGCACTGGCGGAGTTTGCGTGGGGTGAGCGCATTGTGTACATTTGCTACGACAGCGACTCCTCCACCAACCCCAACGTCCTAGCTGCAGAACAACGGCTGGCGCAACGCCTGACCGAGCTAGGTGCTTTGGTATACATCACCCGGCTACCCGCCCAAGAGGAACTGTCCAAGTGCGGCCTGGACGACTTCATTGTCCTGCGGGGCGCAGAAGCGTTTGCCGAACTGTTGGACAGCGAGAAGACCTACGCCTACGACGCTGCTAAGGTGCTACACGGCCTGAGCGAGCGGGTGGTGTACGTGCGCGACCCCGGCATCATCTGGGACCACACCTTGAAGCGCCGCATGAGCCCTAGCGACTTCACGGCTCACCAATTTGCCAACGTCCACTATTGGGCGGAGGTGTCCATGCCCAAGGGCGGCACAACACGGGTGAAAAAGCCCGCGGCCCCTGCTTGGCTTCAGTGGGAGGCGCGTGCGGAGTGCTTGGGGTTAGCCTTCCGCCCCGGTGCCGCCCGCATCACGGAGGACGGCTACCTCAACACGTGGACAGGCTGGGGAGTGACGGAGCCCATAGCGGGGGACGTCAGCCCTTGGCACGAACTCATGGAGCACATATTTGCCGGAGCGCCCGAGGCACGGAGGTGGTTTGAACGCTGGACAGCGTACCCTATACAGAACCCCGGTGCCAAGCTGGCTACCGCTATGGCCGTGTGGGGGCCAACTCACGGTAGCGGCAAGACGTTGATTGGTCACACGTTGATGCGGGTGTATGGCACCAAGCACTCAGTGGAACTCAAGGACGCGGACTTGGAAGACGACCGCAACGAATGGGCTGACAGCAAGTGCTTTGCGCTGTGCGACGATATCACCGCCAAAGGCGACCGCAAGCTGATGCGGAAGCTGATGACCATGGTCACGCAGAAGATGCTGCGCATCAACACGAAGTACGTGCCATCCTACTCCCTTGAGGACTTGATCAACTACTACTACACGTCCAACGAGCCGGATATGTTCTACATGGATGAGAACGACCGACGCTTCTGCGTGCATGAGACTCAGGCCGGCAAGTTCCTCAATTACAAGCGGTACGTGGCGTGGCGTGACAGCGACGAGGGCATAGCCGCCTTGTGGCACTACCTGTTGAGCGTTGACCTGGGGGACTTTGACCCGCAAGCGCCTGCACCCGTCAGTGACGGCAAAAAAGCCATGATTGACATGGGCAAGAGCGAACTGGGTGCGTGGGTGCTGGAGTTCCGCCGCAACACGGACTACATGCTCAAGCAGGCGAATATGACGGGTGACTTGTTCACCATGAAGCAACTCCACGCGTTGTACGACCCCATGGGCAACAAGAAGGCCAGCCCCAACGCCTTGAGCCGCGAATTCAAGCGGGAAGGGTACAACCCGTGCTGCGCCGGAGCGCCGGTGCGGTTGAGTAACGGTCAGCAGTTGGTAGTGTGGCCAGTGCGGAACTTTGACAAGTGGAAGAAGGCACCGTGGGGTGAGGTCAAGGCCGAGTATGAGAAGCACACCACCGTCAGCGCCAGCAAGAAGTTTTAACAGGAGTCGACAAATGAGCAGATTGGTATTGCCCGCAGTGGCAGCCGTACCGGGGACGGTAGAGCCTACCCCGTTGCACCTTGTACCCAGCAGCGGTGGGGTGAAGTGCGGTGTTTGCGGAGAGAGAGCAAGTTCCGCATGCGCTTCCACTACACAGACCAGGCGGAAATGTACACGTTGTTCAGCGACGCAGAGGGGTTCGCTATGTACGACCCCGCCGAGCGGATGATGAAGCTATATACTACACTTGCAGGAGCGATCATGGCACGTCTCACTGAATTGCAGAAGCTGCGGAGCGCGGTGCTCAACGCAGACAATCACTACGCGGTGTTGGGGGTAGCTACCGGAGCCGCCACGGACGTGATCAAGGCCGCTCACCGCACGTTGGCGCGAGCCTTTCACCCTGACTTGTCCAAGTTGGAGGACGCTCATGATCTGTGCGCCCGTGTCAACGTGGCCTACGCGGTGCTGGGGGACAAGGAGGCACGCCGCAAGTACGACGCTGTGGAGCGCACGGAGGAAGCTCAGTGCACCCGGTGTGCCGGTACGGGCACGGTGTACAAACAAAAAGGGTTCAACAAGAAGGTGCAGTCACCTTGCCCGGTTTGCGGAGGGCACGGTGTATGCGCATCTCAATCAAGAACATAACATGGCGGCATCACCCACGGCTGCACGCTGAAGTCGGCTACATTGAGAGCCAGTACGGCGAGCGGAAGGTGGCCATGCTCGTCAACGAGACCAACAACCCGCGCCGCCCCGCTGGCGGCACGATACCGGCCAAGCCGTTCACATTGGAAGTGTACGTCCCGTTGTTGACAACTCAAGACAAAGTCCTCAAGTTCACCCGTGAACACGAGGCCAAGGCGGAAGCTGCCCGGCTGCTGGGGCGCTTCCTAGCCGATACCACAGAGCAACCCACATGACATCAACCCGCCCGTCAGGGCATTTTACAAAAGGAAAGAGCATGGACTTGTATCAGTCTTACATTCACATCAGCCGCTACAGCCGTTGGCGCGATGACCTGGGCCGACGCGAAACCTGGGAGGAAACCGTCCAGCGGTACATTGACTTCTTTGACGCCAAGACGGAGCACCGCTTCGGCCCCGTGTTGCAAGGCTAAGTGAAGGACGCCATCACCGCGCTGGGGGTCATGCCTTCCATGCGGGCACTGATGACCGCTGGGGAGGCTCTGGAGCGTGAGAACATTGCCGGG